TTTATAAAGATAGTAGGGGGGCTAAACCCCCCTGCTATTATGTTGTTACGGTGTATGCGCCAGTCACTGTGATAGTGATTGGTGATACCCATACTGGGGCATCCGCTGATACCGCAGGTGCTAAGCCTGTGATGTAACCTGTGCCAGATAAAGTCTGACCAGCTGTTCCATCACTCTCATCACCCATGTATAAGCTGAATTCCACCAAGTCTTTTTGGTTGCTCATGCCAAAGATACCTGCCGCTGTTGCGGTGGCGCCTGTGGCTGTGCCTGATGTGCCAAAGAAAGTTGCTGAATCCAATACCAAGTTCATTGAGATTGAGTTGGTAGAGGTGGTAGCAACCTGTAATTTAGCTGTTTCATCAAGCTGAGTCCAGGTAAAGACGTCGTTGGCCGCGTTCACTGAAATGTCCTGGATCGCTGGCACTGTCAAACTTGTGTTTGTAGCGTCAGAGCTGATCTCAAGAGCCAGTGTTTCCTCAACGCCAGTTACCCCTGGTGCTGGATAAATGTATGGCATTTTTAATTCCGCTTGTTAAGTTATATCAACTCACTTTCGTGAAGTTGAATGTAAACTGTGTCACTAGGACATCACCCTCAAATTCCGTTGAGACATCTGTCAGTCTCTGGCGCCAACCCGTGGAGTTGTCCTCCAATTTGGCCGCTTTGAGCGTGGTGACCATGGGGTCATAGTCCGTTGGTAAATCTTTTGCGTCTGTCGTCACATAGGCTGATACTGTGGTTGTCTCATTGACTATTCCAGTGCCGTCCAATGTTTCAAACAAGGGTTCTTGGGCTGTCTGTGGGCGATCAACATAAATCTTCTTCATATTCTTCAGATACAAGGGTTGCCCGCTTGCGTCCCACGGCAGTTCAGAACTATAACCAAAGTTGGTAAAGGTCTGGCTACCTAGATATGTCAAGATAGTGTCTCTCATCGCACTCTCCTAAGGTTGATATGTCCTGGTGATTTCTCAGTTGATTCAACTGTGGCGTCACCGTCATAGTCATACCAATCACCAGCCGTAATGAGCTCAGCAAAGAGTTCATTGTATTTCTGCTGGTAATGTCCAATCTTCATACGCTCAGCATTGTTCTCATTTGAAAAGTCTGCGATCTTAGGCATTATGTAGTAATAGAAACAATGGAACACACATAAGTCTGTAAAATCGTTCCGTCTACTTAATATCTTTGACGCCGCCAATTCTGGAATGTCTGCCACTGAGTTGATTGAGGCACCACTCTGTTTCAAGTAGTAACTCCTCCACCAAGCACTGGAGCGTAATTGATTTAGAATGCGTTCTGTTGACCTAATCAATAGGTCCTCCACTACATCCACTGTCAAGCCTTCATTCGCCTCAAACAAACGCTGGTCCCTATCTTCCACGTCCTGAAAGTCCGCAAAGGATAAGACTGTCGTTCCTGATGTTATGAAAGCCATTGTCCTAGTTCCCTATATTAGTCTGTCGCTGAACCAACTAACTTACAAGCATGAGTATCTTGGATGATAGCCGCACCAGCCACTGCCGTTACTACTAAATCTGTAGCACGAGCCGCCGCTTGACGCTGTTCTTCAACCGTGATACCGCCACGCATAGAATGTCCAAATGCTGATGGAGCAAAGATAGCACCAACTGCGTTTAGTTCAGAATCAGAGTCTGTGTCAAGGTCTTGTTTGACAAGAGCAGATTCAAATAAACTTACACCTGCTAATGTGCCAATATAACCTCTCTCTAACACGGCATTACCAAAGCTACCAGCCGTCGCGACTGTGCCGCCTGCGTTGTATAGTGCTTTCTTGAGTTGTAATGCCTGTCTTGGTGATACAACACCGTATAATGGACCTGATACCTTAGCCGCTCTCAATTTCTGAACTGCCTCAAACACGTTGTCAACAGTGATAGCTGAATCTTCCGTGCCAACTGAGTTTGCTGAGATTGAGTTGAATAATACGAATAATTGTGTGTCCATTGACTCAGCGATGGCACGACCTGATTGGTCACCTAACTGTGTCAATACGTTGTTGTATGCTGACTCTTTTAACATGTCAGTGATCTGATGGTAAACAACATGTTCTGTCATCGTAATATTTGCTGATGTTGTGTTTGTTGTTTTTGCTGTTGCCGCCGCTTCATCTGAGATGTTTTGTGCTGTGATAGCTGACCAGACTGGAACCTGGACAACCTTACCTGAGTTTGCTGGCATGTCAAAGATTGAAACCATTTGACGACCAATGCTTGACTCGTAAGCCGCGTATTGTGCCGCCGCTACCAGATTAGCATATAACTCAGAGTTAATATCTGTATTTGAATTTGATGGATAAGCCATTTCAAATAAACTCCTAAATTAGATTAAATTAAACATTACACTAGGCCCTTAGTCTTGGCCTCAGCATATTGTTTCCTGTGTTCAGGATTAGTCATGTCCAGTTTTGAGATGTCAAACTTGCTACCAGTGTTGCCACTGACGCTTGATTTGGTATTTGAGGTAGCGGGTGTGGATTGAACAAAGTGTGGATTCTCTTTTAGAAAACCGTTAACTAACTGATCAACCGTCACAGCCTTGCCGTCATCATTGTAACGCACACTGCCGTCTTCGCCAACAACCTCTACATCACCGTCTTGGTTCAACCTCACGGATGAAACCAATAATCTCTTGACCTGCTCAGGATTAACACTGCGATATTTTGCCGCCGCATTAAGCAAGGGCGAATTAACCTTGTATTCTCTGATGATGTCATCTCTCTTTTGGATTTCACTATCCTTCTTAGCCGCTAATTCCTGAAGTGTCTTCTCAAACTCACCACGCTTTAACTGCTCTTCTTGGCGTTTCTTTTCAGCGTCTTGCTTGAGTTTCTTAAGTTCTTCTATATCACCCAACTCAGCGAATTGTTTCTCATATTTCTTGGCAATGCTGGACTTGAGTCCTGCCATATGATTATCAAATTCTTCCTGTGTGTAGGTCTTAGCGTTTGATTTAGCCTGATTTTCAGTTGTTGGCTGTTCAGTATCAGTCACTGTCTGTGTTGCTTCTGTTGCCATGATTTCTTCGCTCATGTCGCGTGCCTCCTTTGGAGTAGTTATTGTTAAGATAGATATTTATCCACCTTATCTACGCTTCTTACTTTTGTAGCCAGAAGCGTGTATAGCCTTTGCCTGAGCAAGTGCTTGTCGTTTTGTAGGGTAAACTTTACCAGTCTTGCCCCACTTGTATCCTTTGGATGTCTTCATTATGGGCATTATTTTGGTTTCCTCAACCTTGCCACCTTGCCCTTCTTCTTCAATTGTTTCTGTGCTATACGCATACCCTTATTGAAGCTGGGGCTGTGGTTGGTCAGTTTCCTGCCACCTGATCTCACGTAACGGGCACCTGCCTTGTGTCCTCCGCAGTCGCCCTTACATCCTGATCCGTAATACTTAGCCAATTTGTTCCGCTCCTAATACTTCTTCTTACCTGGTTTTTTCTTCTTTGTCTTATACTTCATCGTGTGTCCATCCCTGATTTTGTACTGTTAAATGTTCCTGGTATGTCATGACCTCACGCTGTTCCCCCGTCCGTGGATCCGTCATTGTGTGTGGTTCAAATGAGAAATCGTATTCCTCCAACATCTCCTCACCAAAGTGACTCTCTGCTATCTCATACTCCAGTAGGTCAATTAGTTTGGGATTGGTAACGGTTTTACGAGTCTCCAACATCAAGCGTATGTCATTAGCCACGTCCTTGATACCAAAATTGTCTGGATAGTCCACCATACCATCCCAAATATAGCCCTGGTAGATGGCGAACAAGCGCCACATCTGTTCCTCTGCCAGTTCTAGATTGTCTGCCTTCTCACTTAATCTTGCGTTCAGCAATTGAAACTCAGTCTCCATGGCTACCCCGGACATTGTTCTTGATTCAGTTGCCCTTACGGCACCAGTGTTGGCCATCTTGTCAATGTTCTCAACCAGGCTCTGTTTGGTCTTCAATATTGAGTCAATGTTGGCACCATTATGATCCAGGATGTAGGGTTTCAATGCTGGATCCATGTCCTCTGGCATGTGTATCACCGCGCCAGCGCCTGATCCAATGTTTGTGTTGGGTGTTGCCACCAAACTAGGATGTCCGTCAAGGCGTATGCCCTGTTCTATCTCTGAGTTTAGGTTGTAGATCATCTTCTGTGTGTCAGCTATGTCAGCCAGATCACTCACGCCCAGTCCACGCACCGTGCTCTTCTTGTTATAGGCACATACTGCTGGTATCAGTCCCAATTGGTTGATCTCAATCACTTCTTCCTTGATCAGACTGTCATCAACATCCACCACAGTGGTCTTGATCTCTTCCCCTGTCCATTCCTTGATGGTCCTGATGCTACCGTTGATCTCCTCAATGTATTTGATGTAGTCCAATCTATAGACACCTGAATCACTGCGTGTGTATGACCAGTCCAACATCATCAATGGTGTTATGAGGTTGGCATATGGGCGGATGCCCTGCTCTAATTCCTCAGCACGGGTGTTGGAATTGGTGTTGGGCTTGGCCAGCAATATCCAGCAGTGTCCAAACACTGAGCTCCAGGTTGCCACGTCCTTCATGAAACTGTTTAGGCTACGTCCATCCAGGTCCGCGTCCTCAATGAAGGCCTTGGTCTCAGGCTGTAAAGCCAATTGCCCAAACTCTCTGTCTGGCTCCTCACGGAACAGGAAACTTGAATAGACCTGACAGATTGACTGGCAGTGGTTGTCCAATGGTG